TTATACTTACACAACATTAAAACAAGCAATTCAAGACTGGACAGAGAATGATGAAACTACTTTTGTCAATAATCTTGATGTCTTTATAAAAAACACTGAAGAAAAAATACTTAGGGGCATTAACTTAGATCTATTTAGAAAAAATGCATCTGGGTCAATGACATCTGGCAATCAGTTTTTAGCAGTGCCAACAGATTATCTTGCACCTTTTTCTTTGTCCGTTACAAACAGCAGTAACAAAGAGTTCTTACTTTTTAAGGATGTAAACTTTATTCAAGAATACAATCCTAATCCATCGACTACAGGCACTCCCAAATATTATGCTCTTTTCGATGTTACAAACTTTATTATAAGTCCCACACCGGATGCAAACTATTCAAGTGAACTTCATTATTACTACAGGCCTACTTCGATAACAGCTACGGGAGATGGAACTTCCTGGTTGGGTACAAACGCATCCAACGCAATGTTGTATGGAGCGTTAACTGAGGCATACATTTTTATGAAAGGTGAGGCAGATGTACTTCAATCATACCAAGCTAAATTTAATGAGGCGTTACTTTTATTGAAGAATTATGGCGACTTTACAGAGAACACTGATTATTATAGACAGAGCGTAAGAAGTGGTCAGCGAAGTTAAGGGGTTTTTATGTTTCAAGCAGAGATGAATGTTCCTGACGTAAATGTGTTTACGTCAAATGATGGGGGTCATACTAATGAGCAGTTAGTTGAACTTGCCTTGGATAAGCTACTTTATATATCTGATGATGCTCATCCAGCGATTAGAGAGCAAGCTAAAGCATTTAAGGAAAGAATAGCCATAGTTATGCTTCAGTATATTACATTGGCAAGAAGTGAAGAACGTGCTACTATCGTGCATATGCTAGATAAAAACGGTCATAATGATTTAGCAAAAATAATAAGGAGCTTATAATGGCAATTACTCAAGCTATGTGTACTTCTTTTAAAAAAGAATGTTTATTAGGTGTACATAGATTTGGAACAAATTCAGCGGATACGTTTAAACTGGCGTTGTATACATCTTCTGCTTCTCTTGGGGCAGGCACTACTGCATTTACTACTTCCAATCAGGTAAGTGCTAGTGGTACTTATTCTAGTGGAGGAGGTAGTTTAACGGGGGTTGCACCTACAACTTCTAGTACAACAGCGTTTACAGATTTTGATAACCTTAGTTTTACGAGTGCAACGATTACAGCAAGAGGAGCAATGATTTACAATTCTACTCCTAGTGCTAACGATGAGTCTGGAAGTTCGCTGACTAATCCTTCGTGTGTAATTTTAGACTTTAGTTCAGATAAAACATCTACATCTGGTACGTTTACAATTCAGTTTCCTACCGCTGACGCATCTAACGCAATCATCCGTATTGCTTAATAGGTGGTACTATGGCTCTTGTTTTAGGAGATCGTGTAAAAGAAACCACGACTACGACAGGAACAGGAACCTATAGTCTTGGCGGTGCTGAGAATAACTTTCAAGCGTTTTCTGTTATAGGCAACGGAAACACAACTTACTATTGTTGCCAAGACAGTTCCAACTTTGAAGTTGGAATAGGAACCTACACCGCTTCTGGCACCACATTAGCCCGAACTACTATATTACAGTCTAGTAATTCAGATAATGCTGTAAGTTGGAGTTCTGGTACAAAAACCATTTTTTGTGTATATCCGGCTGAAAAAGCCGTCTTTTTAGATGCAAGTAATAATCTAAACGCATTATCATCTGGTGCTGTAATTATGACCACATTAAATTCAGACACTCCTTCAACTACGACTTCAAGTGGTGACGCTGATTTTATTTTAATAGACGATGGTGGTACGATGAAAAAGATAACACCGTCAAATTTAGGCATTGGAGATGGTGCGTCTAAAGGTTTTGCTACCGCTATGGCGATAGCCTTGTAGGAGTAAAATATGGCACAGGACTTTGAAAGAAACATAGCAAGAAACATAGGGACTTCCGCAAGTACCTTGAGAACGGCTAACTCAGATGATGCAATCGTTGGTATAAACATTTCTAATGTTCATACATCACAAATATTGGTTGATGTATATGTGACTGCAAGTTCTGCCGATTATTATATTGTTAAAAATGCTCCCATACCAACAGGTTCTTCCCTTCAAGTTTTAGACGGAGGGGCTAAGATTGTTTTACAATCGGGAGATGCTCTGAAAATCGTGAGCAATACAGCAAGTAGTTGTGATGCTTGGGTTTCAGTAGTTGATGCAATTAGTACATAGGAAAGATCATGACTAACATTATAACATATTCTCAGCGTTACGATTCAGTTGGTGATACAGAAATAACTCAAAACATTGAGATAGTACAATTAACTGTAACTACCACCTCTGGTTCTCCTAGATTAACTTTTACAAGCGGAGATGGTGGGTTTACTATTTTAGATATTGATTTTGTGCCAGAAAACGAGTTTCGTATTTATGTTCCTGCTCCAGGACTAAGAGCCAGTAATCTTTGGATATCCAACATGACCAATGTAAAATCATGCACCATTTTTTATAACAACGTGGAGTAGGAGCTATAATGCCTTACATCGGTGGTCAACCAACAGCAAACTTTGTGGATATACCAGCCGTAGAGCGATTTAATGGCAATAACTCTACTACATCTTTTACATTATCTAGAACAGTAGGAAACGACCAAGATATTGTTGTTTCTGTTGATGGTGTTATTCAAGATACAAATAAATATAGCGTAAGTGGTACGACACTTAGCTTTAGCACTGCCCCCTCTACAGGCACAGGTAATATCTTTGTAAACTTTCTTGGTCTTAATATTGCCACAGTTACACCTCCAACAGCTAACAAGTCAGACTTTCTTGGCGGTGGTATGTTTCGTGTAAATGATAAGACAGTAGGTGCTGATGTAACGATAGGTGGTGCAGAAAATGCTAGTGCTACTGGCCCTATTACAGTTAACTCTAGTGTCACTCTCCAAGTAGAAGATGGCGGTACGTTGGTGATAATATGAGTACAATAAAAGTTACTACATTACAAACATCTGCTGGTGGTGCAGTTACCTTAACAAAACAAGAAGCTACGAAACAGTGGATTTCTTATGACGGTGTAAACAATGCAATTGAGGGTTCACTTAACGTAACCAGTGTCACAGATTTAGCTACAGGAGAATATAATGTAGTGTTAACAAGTGCTTTTAATTCTGCCCATGATAGATGCACATTTGCTACTGTTTTTAATACTATTGATGATGGGTCTACAGCTAATAGTAGTTCAGCTAGGGCTGGTACAAACGCTATTATAGGAACTTTTAACGATGGAACTATTACAGCTTTAGCAACAAACTCAATACAAGTTGGCACGGCATATGGTTCATCTGGTTCTAGTAATGGTAGCACTTCTGACAATAGTAAAGTGTGGCTTACTGCGATAGGGGATTTAGCATGAGTGAGATTAAAGTAGACAAAATCTCAGGCAAAACTTCTGTTAATGCTGTCACTGTAACAGGTGAGAATGGTAGTACGCAGACATCTTTGCAACAAGGTTTAGCAAAAGGATGGTGTAATTTTCAACAATCTTCAAGTCATACAATACGAGATAGTCTTAATATAAGCAGTCTTAATGATGATGGTTCTGGGTTAACAGATACAAATTATACTAGCAATTTTGCTAATGATGATTATGTTGCTGGGGGTCATTCAGGCAGACAATCATCTACTTCGGTAACTGCCTATTGGCTATTTCCTACTGCTGATGGAGGAACAATAGTTTATAGCACTTCATCAACAAGTTGGACAGGTGGTTACAGTAACGGTAGTAGTTCTGATTTAGGTCCATATGATATGGATTTAGCTCTTTGTACTATTCACGGAGAATTAGCATGAGCACCTTAAAAGTAGATAATCTCCTGTTGCAGAATAATAATGTAGGCACTGGAAGAATTTTAGAAACATTTAGTGGTTTTTGTAATGGTAGTTCTTTTCCTGTATTAAGCGGAACATATGCACTAGAAACTGTAACTGCTACTCAAAAGCTTACAGGCTCAACTGTTGTAGATATTACAGGGTCTACAATAAATTACGTTCCACCAGCAGGAACAAAAACTGTGCTTTATGAATTTTCTATGCAAGTTTCTTCCGTTGATAGTCATGGTATTGCTCATTTTAGCTCATTTATTGATAGTGTAGAAATTACTAATGCTAAAATTACTATTAGTGCGAATAATGTTCCGAACGCTTTTATAACACAAAGAATACCTATACGATGTAATGCTTCAACTGATAACATAGATGATGCTGAATTTTCCAGTTGGACTGCTTTAAAAGAAATTAAAATACGAGGAAGGTCTTACGGTAGTAGTAATGAAGCCGAAGTTCATGGAACGTATTATTGGAATGGGTCTGCAAGCAATCAATTTATTAAACCTAGATTACAAATTACAGCAATAGGATAAACGATGGATACACCACAATTTAAAGGCACACACTTATTTGACAGACTATGTTGGGCTAAAGAAAACCTAGATGGTGTGCAATCTGAGTATCGAGTCGTATATGAGGATAAGCTAGAAGAATGTGCAAAGATTCTTGTCCCTGACCCGAACTGGATGGCTTGTGCATTACAGGGTGGTATATTGCCACCTGTTTGGGTATACTGGGAATTAAAAAAGGACGAAGCTCAACCTGATTTTAAAAAGCATACTCGTGGGTATTTATTACATCAGACAGAGCCTATTGAGGCGATGACAGAAGAAGAGGCAATAGAATACTTAATTCAGAAGGATGTGCCAGAGCATGTTTGGAAGACTTGGGATGAGGGCAACCGCCCGAAGATGGTTATCTGCAAGAAAGAGCAGTTGCCAAAAACAAGAGAGTGGAGAAACGCATGGCGTATCTCTGAAGAACTAGCCGCATAAAGGAGATTTAGATGGCTGTGACAACATATATAGTAGATAAGGACGGCAATCAAGCTAATGCCGCTAGTGTTACTAAGCCGTCTGATCGTCATTTTCGTGGTGCTTGGACACTTGAAGGTAATGTAATATCAGAAGACTTAGCCACCGCAAAAACTATTTTTAAAGATAAGATAAGGGAAGTTCGTGCGCCTTTGTTAGAAGCAGAAGATGTTGCGTATATGAAAGCATTAGAAGCTGACGATGCAACAGCAAAAGCAGCCTCTGTTACAAAGAAAACAAATCTTCGTAATGCACCTGCTGCAAGCGCAATAACAAATGCAACAAGCATAGCTGAACTAAAAGCTGCATGGGATACAAGTTTATTAGGAACAAGTCCTTACGCATAGGAACAAAGTATGACACTTACACAAGTTAGACCAGCAGGAATTGCTCCTTCAAGTGGGAGGACTTTGGAGACACTTGCAGCCTTGTGCGATGGTCAAAGTTACACCGTATCAAGTGGCTCATATACCACCACAAATGTTACGGCAGTACAGAATGGCACAACGTCTTATGTGGATATTTCAGGAAGCTCAATAGATTATACCCCACCAACAGGGGCGACTTGTGTAATATATGAATTTTCTTATCTAGTAGCTCATGTTGATCAACACGGCATACTACATTATAGATTCTATATAGACAGTGACGAAGTTGTTGATGCTAGAGTGACGGAATCAGGTGGGTATGAAGGAACACAAGTTAATTTTAATTGGGTAATTCCTATAGGTGGTACAGCTAACACAGATACTGGAAGACAATCTTCTTGGTCTTCTGCCAAAACATTGAAATTACAATTTAGAGAATATGGAAGTAGTAACGAGGTAAAATTACATCAGACATATTGGTTTGATGGAGCTACTAGTTCCCAGTTTCATAGACCCCAAATAAAAATTACAGCTTTAGGATAAACGTATGCCATACATAGGAAAATCCCCAACTAACGGTGTAAGAACACGATTTTTATATACAGCTAGTGCAAATCAAACTGCTTTTTCTGGTAGCGATAGTGCGTCCAATGTTCTCACATACTCTGATGGTATGTTCTTGGATGTATATAAAAATGGTGTTTTGCTTAAACCTACTACAGATTATGCGGCAACTAACGGCACAACAGTTACTTTGGTAACAGGTGCATCAGCGAATGACGTACTTGAGATGATTGCTTATGACGTTTTTAGTGTTGCAGAAACCTATACTAAAACAGAGTCTGACACTCGATATCCGTTTAAAGGAAATAACAGTATTATACGTCTGAATGGTCAGACAATTAGTAACGACCTTACAATAGACAGCGATGAGAATGGTATGTCTGCTGGACCAATTACACAAAGCGCAACTGTTACTGTTAATGGCTACTGGAGTATTGTATGACCAGTGTATTAAATGTAGATACGATTGCAGCAAAAGATGGCACTAGTCCTGTTGCGTTGACTAAGCAACTAGCTCCAAAAGCTGTTTTTGGTATGAATTTAAGTTCTACTACTTATGCTGGTGTAGCTCAAAATTCGTTACCTAGCAATACTTTAAACATAGCGAGTGGCACAGATGCTGGAAACGGCCTAGCTAGAGGAAACTATACTACTAGTATGGCTGGGTTGGAGAATGTTTACCCAGATGGTTTTATAGCAGCAAACAATACACAAAATGTAGATATTGGTGTTACAACTACCGCTTTGTTAGCCACGCAACAGCATGATGCAGATTCAAGCAGTGATATAAACAGTTATGGATTTACTCTAGTTTTTGGGGATCTCGCGTAATGGCTAGTATTTTAAAAGTAGACAGCATAGGGAAAACATCAGGAGCTACTCAAGATACTATGTCTGGTATGGCAAAAGTATTTTCCTCCAATAAAACTTTATCTGGGTCTGACCCTACATGGCTTCCAGATGTAGACAGCTTTAATGTAAGCTCTACTACAGACACACAAACAGGTTACGCAATAATAAATATAACAAACGGATTTAATAACACCGCTTTTTCATCTACAGGAAGTTCTGCTGGGTTTTCTGTAAATGATTTAATGACAACTAGATATGAATCCACAACATCTACAGCAGACGATATACGAATATATGACGGTTCATATAGAGACGCTTCTTTTAGTTATGTGGCATTTGGAGACTTAGCGTAATGGCAAGTGAGCTTAGAGTAAATACACTAAAGGATGCCAGTGGTAATAACTCTATAGCTACCTCTTTTGTGGCAAATGGCAGTGCTAAAGTTTGGACAAATGGAGATGGTTCAGGAACAGTTGCTATTACCGATAGCTTAAATACAGCAAGTATGACTGACGAAGGAACAGGTGATTATACATATAATTTTACAAGTAATATGGGAAACACAACATACATAGTTCAAGGAATTGCAACAGAAACTGATAAAGCACAGCCTAGAGTTGTTGGTTGCGGAACAAGCGCAGATACAGGGTATGCAACTGGTTCACATGGGGTTATTTGTATAAGGATAGATAATCAAAATGCAGATGATATGGATGTTGTGAACTCTTCTGTTTTTGGAGACTTAGCATAGGAGGTTAAAGATGGCGTTGCCTTTTTCAGCGTTTTCAGAACGTCCTTTTGCTGATGCTGACCAAGTAACCACTCCTGCTTCTGGCACTTGGGGTGGAGATGCATGGGGTGATGGTGGCTGGGGCGGTGCAATCGGTGTTACTGTCTCTGTTACAGGTGTTGCGGCCACTTCGGCTGTTGGCAACGAAACGGTAACTGGCGCAAGCTCTACGACTTTAACAGGTATCGCAGCAACGGGCGGTGTTGGCTCTGTTACTGTACTAGG